GAACTTATTCTAGCACTATTGATATATGTACTTGTAAAAGCAGTAAAAAGAGAGAAAAAACGAAAAGAATTAAAATTGCAAAAAGAAAGAAATTTGATTCAACAGGGATTTAAAAAATTATGTGACAATTTTTATATTAATGAAGAAGAACATAAATTAAAAATCTTAGATACAGTATATGGATTTTCTCAAATTTTGGACTGTGAATTAATAGAAGGCGGAACTTCAATATCAAATACTGTTGGAAATAGTAAAATTAAAGGTTCAAAAAAGATGAAAACGAATTATACAACGTTCCAAACAAATTTATGTACAACACTTTCATTAAATATAACGACAACAGATATAAACAATCCAAGAATTATATTTAATTGTAAATATGGTAAAAGAAGTATTTTGAAAGATAGTAAAAAATATAAAGAATATATGAATAATGCACAAAATATAATATCAACATTAAAAATTATTATATCTCAGAATAATGAAAAGTATATAGAGACAGGAACTATAACAAAAGTAGAACATAAATATATAACAGAAGAGAATGCAAGTATTCAAATTGAAAGGTTATCTAAATTGTACAAAGATGGAATCCTGACAGATTATGAATTTGCAATGAAGAAAAAAGAATTATTGGATAAAATAAAATAAAACACTTACTTAGGTAGGTGTTTTTTATTTGGAAAATATGAAAGGAGGAATGACTTATTACAGTAGAGGAAATAGAGATAGTAGTAACTGCAAAAGTAGAAGAAGCATTAAAAGAATTTGAAAAAATGTTACCTGCAATAAAAGAAAAAATGAAACAAGTTCAAGAGGCTTTTTCAAAAGTAGACACAAAGACAATGACAAGCAAATCACATCAAGCAGTTAACTTTATGAAAAAGAAGATGCAGGACTTAAAAAAGAGTTCTGAAAACAACAAAATAGCAATTAAAGTTAATAACAAAGATGCACAAAAACAAATAACACAAATTGAAAAAGAAATCGATAGTCTACAAAAGAAAATAACTGGTCGACAGTTAAAGCTAGATGTTACAAACAATGCTTTGGATAAGATAAGAAACGACACAAATCAGTCTGTAATTAAAGAAATGCCAGAGGCTGGAAATAAACAAATAAAAGCAGAAACATATAAAAAATTAGACAATAATGCAAGTTATCAAAGTTTAGTAAAGCAAAGCGATAAATTAAATAGTGAAATTGAAAAATATAATGCATTATTAAATAGTGCAAAATCTAAAATGGCAGAATTAGGACAACAGATCTCTAAAACTTCAACTACTCAAAATAAATTGAGTAGTTTTTTTGGAGCTTTTAAGCAAAAAATAGAACAAGTAAAGCCTAGTTTGAATGGTGCAAAAAATACTTTTAGTAAAATGCCAAGTATTGGTCAAAATTTATCAAAGATAACTCAAAGTGTGACAGGACATATAAGAAATATGGGTGGAGGCTTAAAAAATGGGCTTGGACATATTTTAAAATATGCTGGTGCACTTTTTTCATTACAAAGTATTTATAGCACATTAAGTGGTTGTGCTCAAAGTTGGTTATCTAGCCAAAATGCAGGAGCAAAGCAATTATCAGCTAATATTGATTATATGAAATATGCAATGGGCTCAGCTTTTGCACCTGTAATACAGTATGTAACAGGACTGATATATCAACTAATGAAAGCTATACAATCTGTTGTTTATGCATTGTTTAGAGTAAATATATTTGCTAAAGCAAGTGCGAGTTCATATGCAAATATGGCTGGAAACGCAAAAAAAGCGAAAGAAGAAACAAAAAGTTTATCAAATATACATAGTGAAATAAACAATGTACAATCTAATGATAGCTCTGATGGTGGAAGTGGCGGAGGCACATCACCAAGTTTTGATTTGTCTGGAATAGATAATCAAATGTCAGCACTATCACAAAAATTATATGATTTCTTTAAGCCACTTGTTGATAGTTGGAATAAGTATGGACCTGGTTTGGTGGAACAAATAAAAACAACAGCAGGACAAGTTGGAGGTTTAATATCATCAGTATGGGGAAGTTTTGAAAAGATAATTACGAATGGAACTGTATATAAATCATTAGAACTAATTTTAGCGATTATAGGTAACATAGCAGAGGCATTTGCAAATGCATGGAATTATAACGGTAATGGAGATGCAATAGTACAGAATTTAGCAAATGCATTTAATAATCTATTAACAGCAATAAACAATGTAGTGCAAAGTGAAGGATTTCAAAATTGGTTAAATAATTGTTCAGATAAGTTTAGAGTAATAACAGAAAAAATATCAGAGATAGATTGGCAACCTTTAATTGATGCATTAGCGGATATTGGCGAAGGAATAGGCACACTTGCACTAGATATGTTAAGCGGATTAATAGATATATTTAAATGGCTTGCAGAAAATCCAGGTGTGGCAGAAGTAATATTAGCAATTGCAGTTGCAATTGGGACAGTAAGTACCATAATAAGCATATTAGTTCCAATATTAACAACTTTAACTGCTATTTCAACAGCATTAAATATAGCAATATTACCACTTATAGCTATAATAGCTGGAATAATAGCTGTCATAGCATTAGTTATAGTTGCTATTATGAACTGGGGAACAATTTCAGAATGGCTAGGACAAAAATTTGAAGAAGCAAAAGAAGCAATAACAAAAGCTTTTCAAAATATAGGAAAATGGTTTGCAGATAGATGGAATGACATATGTAATGCATTTAGTAATGTAGGAAAATGGTTTTCGGATACATTTAATAGTGCAGTACAAGGAATAAAGAATGCCTTTAGTTCAGTAGGGGCTTTCTTTAAGGGAGTATGGCAAGGAATTTGCAATGTATTTGGGAATGTGGCCAATTGGTTTGGAAACATATTTGGAAAAGCATGGCAAGCAGTAAAAAATGTATTTAGTTCTGGAGGACGTGTTTTTGATGGAATAAAAGAAGGAATACTTAATGGATTAAAAGCTATTGTAAATGCAATAATAAATGGAATTAATAAAGTAGTAGCCATACCATTTAATGGATTAAATGCAGCCTTAAGAGCAATAAAAAACGTAAATATCATGGGGTTAAGTCCATTTGGATGGATATCTACCATATCAGTTCCACAAATACCAAGATTAGCTAAAGGTGGCGTATTAACAGAGGCAACAACAGTATTGGCGGGGGAATACTCTGGAGCTAAAGCTAACCCAGAAATTGTAACACCACAAAACATAATGAGAGATACGTTTGAAGACGTATTATCAGACTTTAACAATAGTAATGGACAGCCATTACATGTAACAATACAATACTTAGGAAGAGAAATATTTGACGATACAATAGATTATATAAACTCAAAAACTAGAAGAACTGGTAAAAATACAATAGTAACGGTAGGTGATTAAAATGTTATGGAGAGAACATGGGAAAACAGAAAATTTACCAACCCCCTCATCATACAGTGCTGATATAGAAGACACAGACAACGATAGTTATACAAGTAAAAAAACAGGAGCATTGATAGACAATCCCATAGCAGTAGGAATGTTAAAACTTTCTATGGCATGGGATTTAAATTCAGAAGAAGAAGCAGAGAATCTCATGCAAAAAACATATAAAAATCCATTGGTACTAGATATAAAAGTACCAGTTATAAATGGTGGATTTTTGGAGGGGGTAAAATTTAGAGTTTCAAAAAGAAAAGTAGAAATGATAGACACAGAATTAAGTAAGAGTACTTCCAAAACAAGATGGAAGTGCTCTTTTAATTTGATGCAAAAAGAATTAACAGATGCACAAAAAACAGCTGTGAAGAACTCAAATTCTTAGGAGGTTATGAATGTATAATACAACTCAAAATTACAAAGATAAAATATTAAGCGATTCAACACAACATGAATTAAATATATATATTGATAACAATAAGATTGAACCAAATCATATTATAGATTTCAAGACTACATTAGAATTATTCAATAACAATGAGTTTTGCTTAGGTTGTACTCCTGAAATAGATATTGAATTTGAGATAGATAAAAAGGACTTACCTGAGACTTATAATGAGGTATATGTTGAAAGTGGATTAGAAGATGAAATAATACCTGTTGGAAAGTTTACAATTCAATCAATAGAAGATGACGAATTTAAGGTTAAAATAAAAGCCACAGATTATATGAAAAAATTTGAAGATAATAAATATGATGGAAGTAATTTAATATATCCGAAAACAATACTAGAAGTATTACAAGATATATGTACTAAGATAGGAGTAGAACTAGGTTCTACTTCTTTTCTTAATGATGATAAGCAGATAGCAGTATATGATAATACAGTAGCAGCCCGAACATATATAGGTTATATAGCAGAACAAGCAGAAGGATTTGCTGTAATAGGCAGAGATGGAAAATTATATATAAAAACCTTTGGAGAAGATAGTGTTGATTTTGATATTAATTTGTTTGGCGACTTTACTTGGGGAGATAAATTAAAGA